AATTTCTTTGATGAACATCTCAAGGGAATGAAGGTTAAAGTAACCAAAGAAGAGCGTGAAGAATTAAGACAGGCTGTTTTAAACCTTGAAATCATGCCAAGTATGAGATCATTGATGACGGCAGGTGAAGCATTAATACGCGACAACACTGCCGGCTATAATTGTTCTTATGTGGCAGTAAATCGTGTGAGGGCTTTTGATGAAATTCTGTATATTCTTATGTGCGGTACTGGTGTGGGCTTTAGTGTCGAAAAGCAGTTCGTCGAGAAACTCCCAACAATCGCTGAGGAGTTCACTCAGTCAGATACCACTATTATTGTACAAGACAGTAAGGCTGGTTGGGCTAAGGCATATAAGGAACTTGTCTCCCTGCTCATTGGAGGTCAAGTACCACAATGGGACGTATCTAAGGTACGACCTGCTGGTGCGCGGCTTAAGACATTTGGAGGGAGAGCTTCAGGGCCCAAGCCTCTCGAAGATCTATTCCAATTCACCTGTGATACTTTTAAGAGAGCGGCAGGGCGCAAACTTACCTCAATCGAATGCCATGATATCGTCTGCAAGATTGCGGAGATTGTCGTCGTCGGAGGAGTCCGTCGATCTGCTCTTATTAGCCTATCAAATCTCTCGGACGACCGCATGAGAAATGCCAAGACGGGTGCATGGTGGGAAGCAAATCCACAGCGCGCCTTGGCAAACAACTCTGCGGTTTATACCGAGCGTCCAGAGATTGGTGTATTCATGGAAGAATGGTTGTCGCTCTACAACAGCAAGAGTGGTGAGCGCGGCATTTTCAACCGTGATGCCACAAAGAAGACTGTTGCTCGTCTAGGTGATCGTCGTGATCCAAACTTTGAGTTTGGTACAAATCCCTGCTCAGAGATCATCCTCCGTGATCGTCAGTTCTGCAACTTGACTGAGGTTGTTGTTCGTGTAGAAGATACACCAGAATCCCTCAAGCGCAAGACCCGTCTTGCTTCAATTCTTGGCACCTGGCAAGCATCTCTCACAAACTTCCCATATCTCTCAAGCGAATGGAAGAAGAATTGTGAAGAAGAAGCACTTCTTGGCGTATCTCTGACTGGCATTCTTGATAACAAGATGATGCAAAACCCAAGCAGTGATCTTTTAAACGCATTGAAGCAAGAAGCAGTCAGTACCAATAAGGAATGGGCAAAGCGTCTAGGAATCAATCCTGCTGCTGCCATCACCTGTGTAAAACCATCCGGTACAGTATCACAACTGGTAGACGCCGCTTCCGGTATTCACGCCAGACACGCTGAATATTACATCCGTACTGTTCGTGCGGACCAAAAAGATCCAATTTGTAAACTCATGGTAGATCTTGGCTTCCCACATGAGCCATGTGTTATGAAGCCAGAACATACAATGGTATTCTCTTTCCCAATGAAAGCAGAAGGTTCTATCACACGAAATGATATGACTGCTATTGAGCAATTGGAACTTTGGTTAGTATACCAACGCAACTGGTGTGAGCATAAGCCATCAGTCACCATCACCGTTAAAGAACACGAATGGATGGAAGTTGGTGCATGGGTATACAAGCACTTCGATGAGATCAGTGGTATTTCCTTCTTGCCACATTCTGATCACAGTTATCGTCAAGCACCATATCAGGATTGCACAAACGAGCAATATGAAGAAATGCTTGCAAAGATGCCAAAGACTGTTGATTGGAGTCAACTTAAGAAGTATGAGAAGGAAGACAACACTGCTGGTACACAAACCTACGCTTGCAGTGGCGATAAGTGTGAAATTGTAGATTTGACTAAATGAATGTAGGATCGCTATTCTCAGGAGTTGGAGGCCTTGATCTCGGTTTCGAGCGTCAAGGATTCTCCGTTTCTTGGGCGTGTGATAAGGAAAGAAGTTGCAGGAAAATACTTGCAAAGCATTTCCCAAACGCTACAATATACGAAGATGTCCGAACGATAGATCCTGTCAAGGCAAGTCCAGTTGATGTTGTGATCGGTGGATTTCCTTGTCAGGATCTATCTACGGGTGGACAGAGAAAAGGATTAGCGGGAGAACGCTCAGGATTATTTTATGAGTTTATTCGAATCGTCAGAGACATGCCAACCAGACCATCCTTCGTGGTGGTCGAGAACGTCCCCGGAATGCTCACAAGCAGTAACGGAAGAGATTTCGGAATCGTTCTCAATGAAATGGTCAAGCAGTGGAGTCCTAAATCTATCGCGTGGAGAACTTTGGACAGTAGATTCTTCGGCGTTCCCCAAAGAAGAGAACGAGTGTTCGTTGTTGCAGATCTTAGAGGAGAACGCGCCGCAGAAATACTTGATCTCAACACCGACATGCGAGGGGATACTAGAGCGAGGACAACGAATGGGAAAAACACTGTATCCGCCTTTAGCCCACTGTTTGACGAATATGTTGAGCAGTACCCAGAAGCCATAAGAAAGTCTAGAAAAGCGCAAAGCAATAAAGATTTTGAAACATGGGTACAGACTGAGTATTCTAATACATTAAATCTGTTTGATGTTGGACAACGATCTAGTGTATTGGTGATGGAAAATAAGAATACGGTTAGATATTTGACACCATTAGAATGGGAAAGATTACAAGGATTCCCTGATGGTTGGACAGATGGTTTGTCGGATCGTGCTAGGTACAATCAAATGGGCAACGCAGTAACCGTCAACGTGGCGGAATGGGTTGCGAAGCGAATGAAAACACTTTTTAAGGAGAGTTAATATGAGCACAATGTTTTATGTTTGGTTACTTCTTGGTAGTTTTACTTTAATGACTGTTCTGTTCTTCATTGCCGAAGCAGAAGTCAAGAATCTTCGTCGCCAGATGGCACATAAGAAGGAAGAGGATAAGTTTGAAGAACTCCGCGAAATGATCAAGACCGAAGTTCAAATTCTCAGACGGGATATGATTGATTCGGAAAGAAGTCTGGAAGACCAGATTGGTCATGTTTGGAAGGACCTCCACCTCATTAACCTGAGGCTCAAAGAGAAGTCCCCGAAGGGACACTAAAAGAAACCCCGATCTAAAAAATCGGGGTTTTTTGTTTGAAAAGTGGCATAAATACTGGCGTTATGCAAAGGGTACTAGTAACCATTCTAGTCACTGCCCTTGCGACGATAAACGCCTGCAAAGGTGTTCCTGCCGCTTCAACAACCCCCACACAACCAAAAGATGCGATATCCGAAGCGGTAAAGCAATCTCCTCAAGAACTGCCCGAGTTCATAACCCGAGGATTCACAGTCATTGAAGAAGGAGATCCAGATCCTTTTGGTTGTGTGGGGAAAGTATTAATGGAAAACGGGGAAGAAATTGGTAGTGGAGTCCTCGTTGCTCCTTCTGCTGTGCTCACCGCAGCACATTGCATACAAGGTCATGAACCGTATTGGTTTGAAACCAACAACTGTGAACGTATCAAGATAAAGAAAGCCATAGCGAATCCGAATTACATTGGTAATTTGAATGATATTGGAATCTTGATGCTGGAAGAAATTTGCTCCGAAACACCAGCAATCATGACAGAGGGTCTTCAAGATTTAACTAGATTAGAACCACTACTCACAGTAGGTTATAGTTTTTCTAAAAAGAAAATAAGCAATTTTGATACATTCTTTTATTATGGTACGGTGATAGAAGATCCTTCGCATCTTAAATTCTTGCCACTTAAATCAACAGTTTGGTTTGGTGATTCTGGTGGTGGTGTTTTTGAGGATGGCGGTAAACTTGTAGGAATAATCGCATACTTCTCAATATACCGGGGAGCATTACTGGAAGATTCTGCCACACATGTATTCTTATACAAAGAATGGATTGACAAGACAATAAAGGAGAATAAATAACCATGTATGATAATCGCTGGTATAGATTATTCCTTGACTGGGCCCGCAATTTGTGTGTTCAACGGAACCGGAACCTTCGCGTTCAACAAGTGTTCGTTCTACTACCTCACAGACACCAAAAAGTACGCTAACAGTTATCTCAGTAACATCATAGGAGAAACATTCCTAGACTGGGATTGTGATATCGAAAGATATGAAACAATCGCAGATTGGGCAATGGAAGTTCTTCTGGGTTGTTCTGCTATTGCATTGGAAGGATATGCTTATGGTGCCAAAGGTAAAGTTTTCCACATTGCTGAAAATACTGGTGTTCTTAAGTACAAGATTTATCAAAAAGGAATACCATTAAGCATTATGCCACCAACAGAGGTGAAGAAGTATGCAACTGGCAAAGGTAATGCGGATAAAGAAAAAATGTATGATGCATTTGTTATTGAAAACA